GACGGCAACCGCCGATGCGTCATCTGATCCGCTTGCCACGGTTCCATATCACGGACTCCACGTGAAGCCGTTGCGTCCGTACTGGAACTGCAACGGGGCGAACATTTTGCGGCGCACATCGCGCATCACTTCGGCGACTGCGGCCTCGAACGCGGCACGATGTTTCTCCGCAGCAGCAGACGCACCATCGACATCCGAGGTGTTCTGCGCACGATACGCAGCCCACTCCAGCATGTCGATCTGATATTCCTCGGGAAGCTCACATTCCGCTTCCACGTCATCCAGCGTGAACGGGACCAGCGGTTTGCGTGCAACACGCAGGTGGATGAGCTTACCCGCTTCGGTTGAGGTGGGAGCGGGCCACACAGTGAGGCTCACCAACCCACCATTCGCTATCGCCTCGTCCGTGCCGACCGCAATCGGACGACCGGGAGTCATCGCTGCCGGCGAACTCGGGTCGAAGTTCACCGGGTCAGGTGGCGTCATGTTCTGCATGATCGCTCGCCCCACGCGCATGAGATCGTTCGTGTCCACGTCGTAGCGTGCGGACACGACCGACAGAATCGAGGCATGGAGTTCGTACAGCGAAACGCCAGCATCGAGAGGTACTTCAACTACCTCGGGAGTGCTGGCGTCGCGCAACGCGAGCGTCCGACGCGAGAACCGCAGATACGCGTCGTTGATGTAACGAACTAGCGTCTCATCCGACCAGAGATGGTCACTAGGACCAGACGCCAGTTCCGCATCATCGCGTAGTACGTTCCCCCGAAGCTCGCTGAGCAAGGCTCCGAGGTTCATGACTTACGCCGCAGCGAGGTGCACTTGTCGGTACGGGAAGCGCAGCTTCTTACGATACCCGACGATCTGCTTCGTGATCGGATCGACTTGCGGCACATCCTGCACCGCGTTTTCGAGCACGTTGACGAGCGAGATCGGCACTTCCGCCGGCTCACCGGGGCGCAGCATCCACGACCGCCCATTGACCGCAATGAACTGCCCGGTCGGGGGAATGTTGTCGTTCTCTTCGAGGACGATGGTCATTGTCTCTTCCGCTGCGACCTTCTTGCTGCGCGGCTTGAGGGGGTCCACTACATCATCGCTGGCGAGCAATTCGCCGATGTTCTTGCGAGCCATGTCAATCCTCGGAAACTGCACGATCAAACGCTGTGCCCATGTCTTCTTCGGGCGGTTCCAGCGCGTCAAGGTGCTTGGTTATAAATGCCGCAACCTCTGCGGATGTGGCGAACGCGTACTCTTTCCACGGGTCGATGTAGGGCTTCTTCGAGTTCGCGTTGTTCTTCTTCGCCGCCGCATCGGGAATCTCGACCGTGAAGCCGTTAGTCAACTTCTCGATGCGGCACACCGTTTCAGACATATCAGCCCCCGAGGCTTACTCGTTGCCCCACAAACGACCCTTGCCCTGCCCCTTGCCCTTCACGCCCCGAGCTTCGCCGGCTTTCGCCATCGCTTCAAGCTGTCGATTGTTGAATTCGAGAATCTGTCGCGCCTTCAACGATGTCAGTCCGCGATACTCGCCGCCCGGCATGTCCGCGACCGGCTTGCCATCGCACTTGGCTTCCGATGCGAACTGAACGACGTAAGTCCCGCAACTGGCCTTGTCCTCGCAGGCACGAGCATTGGCGAAGTTCATCACTTTCGTGCCGTACTTCTTGGCATCGTCCACGTCGATGTTAACCGCGCCGACAGTTTTGCCGTTGAGCGTTGCATAGTGCGTGCACTTCGCCTCGTCCAGCGTCGGGAAGCAGCCGGGGTCACGTTGATCGACTATCTGCCCTGTGCCGGTCACGACACAATTCGCCCCAACCAGCGACGCGAACATCGTTGCGAATACTGCGAGTATCAAAAGTTTCATGTCTACCCCTTAGATTAAGTTGGGTTAGGGGGCCGCAGCCCCCTATCCCGAGTTGGTTAAGCAGGTGCGGGTGCAGGTGCAGGTGCAGGTGCAGGTGCAGGTGCCGGTTCCGGCGCAGGAGCCGCTGCTTCCGCAGCCGCCTTCGCGTCCGCAGCCGCCTTCTCCGCAGCCGCTTGAGCGTCAGCATCCGCCTTCTTTGCAGCAGCAGCATTGGCATCCGCAGCCGCCTTCGCGTCAGCAGCGGTTTTGGCTTCCTCGTCGGCACGATCCGCGTCGATTTTCGCTTGCTTCGCAGCTTCAGCACTGGTAGCAGCATCCACAGCCGCCGCACGCGCAGCCGCCGCAGCTTCCGCCGCTTTCGCTTCTTCCGCAGTGAGCGCGGGTGGGAGCTTCGCGTCTGCCTGCGTCAGCAGCATGATGATGTGGTCCTGTTCATCCGGCACCATAGGCAGGGACCGGACGTAGCTTACTGCGGCACTCAGGTTCATGGTAATCCTTTCAGGTTAAGTCAGGGGGCCGCAGCCCCCTTTCTCAGTTTGGTTTAGCCTACCGCTTCCCACACGTGGGTCTTGGACGCGACAATGATCGCCGCCGCGACGGTGAACGTACCGGCAGTGCCGGCAGCCGCCGTCCCCACGGTAATGCCGTTCGTCGTCTCCAGCGTCTTGTCCCCGGTCAGAGCTTCCTTGATCGCACCGGGATTCGTCATCCCCTCGAACCACTCGTGCACGATCAGATCGGTGACGTTGTACCAGCGAATCCTGCGCGGCACAAAGCCGCACGTGAACGTAGTCGCTGTCGCGCCGCCCGCGTCCGTAACTGCGATACCTTGGGCGATGTTGACAACGCCAGCCGCATTCGACTGGGTGTTGGTGGTGAATCCTGTGGTCATGTCAGTTCCTCAATGGAAGATGGTTGGGTTGGAAGTTACGGGGTGAGCTTGGCCGCTGCGGGATTGCACAGCGAAGCGTAGTTCGTGTCCGTCACCGTTGCGTCCAAGTCGAGCTTGGCCGTGATAGCGACGATGGCGGCACGAAGCGCAGCGATGTCCGCTGCCGCATCACCGAGCGCACGCTTCTCTTCCAGCGTGAGTAGAGCCGATTGTACCGACGTTGCCATGTCAATCTCCTTGGTTTAGAGGGGGACTTACGCTTACGCCGCCCCGCTCCTAGATTGATTAGGCCGTGACCGCGACTTCGGCACGCACGAGATACGCGTCTTGCAGGATGACGGCGGATTGCCACGCCTTCCAACCGACCGTGCCGCGCTGCGCCAGCGGGTCGCCCGCAGCCGGCTTCGGATTCACGACCATCGGGGTCAGCGAATCCTTGCCCTTCAGCGGCACGATGCCGTACGCATCGCGTGCGATGAACAGGATCGGATACACGTCCGCGCTGGTGCCCGACGTGGAGCGCATCAGACCCTTCGCGCCACCCGCATCGGCCCACGGCGCGAAGATCGTGCTCGTGAGGTAACGCACGCGTTCGACGGCACCGATCTCGTTCTCGTACGGCGTGGTCGTACCGTACTGCTTCGGATTGATGTAACCCGCCATCGAGCGAATATCCGTCTCGGCATCGGGGTGCGTCAGCGCGATGATCGCGCCTTCGACGGGTTCCGTGCGGTAGTCCGGTGTTGACTTGACGACCGACGTAATCATCTTGCCGTTCTGCCGCAGGATGCTCGTCGTGATCTTGCGTTGCAGCGCCAGAATCATCGGCGTGTTGACTTCGGAGCGCAGCGGCGTGCCGTCATCGTTCGCGTAGAACACGTTGGTGCCGGCCTTCAGAATGTTGAAGCGGATCGTCTCGATGGTCATCGAGGCTTGTTCCGCCATGATCGCCGTGGCTTCACGCAGAATCGGGTCTTCGTGCGTGTCCATCACCACGTCGGAGATGGTCACATAGTCGCCGTACTGGTTCAGTTGCACGGTGTAATCGACCGACGCAAGCCGATTGCCGGCGGGCGTCACACCTTCGACCAGCGGCGTGAGCGCCAGCGGCGTGAAGAACGGCGACGTGGCGACGCCATTGCCGGCGGCACCCGTGGCACCCGTCAGAAAGTAACGACGGAACTTCGCGGTCTTGGTGTTGTTCTGCGGGATCGGGTAGTTCTGCCCGAACTTCTCGATGACCATGTAGGGCATCGCGCGGGTGAGCAAATCCTTGATGACGTACGCGGCGGTGCGGGGCGAGATGTCGCCGTAAACAATTGTGCCTGCCATGATGGTGTTTCCTCGTTGGGTTAAGTCGTTACTTGCTGCTCACCGCTTCATCCCACGCCGAATCGAAATCATTCGGATCGGCTGCTGCGGTAGTAGCAGTTCGTTTGGAATCGACCACACCGAGCGCCTTCGCCGCTTTCTTGGCTGCCGCTGGTAGTTCGGTCACGCTGGTTGGGGTGGGTACCCCGCTTGCTACGACCTTGGGCTTGTCAAGACCCTTGGCCCGTTTGTAGTCCGCGATGAGATCGGTCACATCACCAACCTCACCGTCGTCGATAGTTGCGAGCGCAACGCGCTTCGCCATGCCGCTCAACCCGTTGGCATACTCGATCACGGCGTCGTACATCGCGTCACTGTAATCGGGGTGCACTTCGCGGATCGCTTGCAGCGTCGTGGAGTCCGCGACCGTTTCGGCAGCTTGTGCGCCTTGCTGCACGAGCGGCCCCCACACGCGCTGAATCTCGCTGAACACATGCGAGACAAGCTGCTGGTACTCGTTGCGCCGAGTCAATGACTCCGCGCGCTGGATGTCGGGCCAGTCCTTCGCGTACTGCGTAAGAAACTCTTGCTCTTCCTTCGAGTACGCGGGAGTGGCATCAACCGGCGGCTTTTCCGGCTCGGGCGGCTGCTTGGCCTCGGGTTCCTGCTTGGACCGCGCGTCCAGTTCCTCGAACCGCTTTTTCCAGTCGATCTCTTCGGCTGCCGGCGTGGCCGGCTCTTTGTCCGGTTCCGCAGACGCCGTTTCCCCCTCTACGGGGGCAGGCGTGGCGACCCCTTTGGTGTCCGGTTGTTTGTCCGGTTCCGCCACTGGAGCCGGCTTCGCTTCGGCTGCCGGCTTCGCTTCGGCTGCCGGCTTCGCTTCGGCTGCCGGCTTTGCTTCGGCTGCCGGCTTTGCTTCAGGCTTCGGCTCACCCTCGTTGGTAGCGAGCGCCGGATCATCCTCAGCGGTTGAGGGTTCCATCAGCGAGTCGAACGCCGATGACATCGCATCGTAATCGTTCGGGGGCGTTGCATCCGCCGGCTCGGCGGCTTTTTTCGGGTCCATGAGGGTGCCTTATAGGTTAGATACGGGGGGCTTGTCAATCCTAGTGGGTTGAGGCAGAGGGCGCTCTGTTAGGTATTTCAGGATGCGCCGAATGGCGCGACCTTCTCCCTGTAGCTCCAACACCTCGTCGGGTTGAGCGTCCAGCAGCTTGCTTTTGATCGTCTCAAGCTCCAGTTCGCACAACCCTTCGAGTGCCACTCCGATCACATCCCCGCGTGCGTTACGCAGTGTCTCCCGCCACGAGCGTTCGCTGTCTCTCACTTAGCCTTACTCCGTTTGGTTGATACCAGTTCGGGCTTCGGCGGATTCTTGATCTCGTGCATCGCCGCGATGCCTTCCGGCACCGGCCCACCCGCACGCGCGTCAGCCACCTCGGACGGTGTGACGCCTGCTTCCAATCCACCCAGCAACGCCTCGTATGTCGCCGCTTGCGCGCCGGCAGTGTTCTTGTCCGACTGGGTAAGGTTCTTGATCGCCTCGGCCAGCGTCTTGCGCACCTCGGCGCGAATCATCTCTTCGTTAAGCTGCTGCTGGTGCTGCTTCTCGGCAGCCTGTGCCTCTTCCCTGCGCTTCTTCTCGGCCTCGTCCACCACGACCGCCATCGACAGGTCGCGCACCCGTACGCGCTCCTTCAACAGTTCGTACCAGTCAACGTACAAGGATTCGCCGGGCGTGATCGAACGCGCCATGTCGTCGGCAGCCATGCCGCGCACTTCCTTGGCGATCAGCGACGTGCTGCCGCGCGCTATCGCTTGGAAGTCGCCCTTGATCGACGGTTTCTGGTTGAAGTGCTTGTTGAAAATGACCAGTGATCCGATCACCGATTCAGTGAACACATCGAACGCACGCACCACATCCTTGAAGGGTAAGGCTGCCTGCCCTTGGATCATCGACGCGCCGGCAGCCGTGCGGAACGGTTCGCTCGGCCCCTTCTGCATGTCGCCGCCCGTCGCCGGGTTGACGAACGTCTCTTGGTCGGCGTTGTTCCTGAACAGTTCGTTCACCTTCAGCAACTCATCGAGGTGACTGTTCATCGAGATCGCGCGCACCGCCGGGGTGTTAACCGTCTGCGGTGATTCATCATCGCGGTACCAGATTTTGTTGGCGTAGATGCCGTTCTGGTCTTGGTCGGGACGCAGCAGGTAGGTGTTCACCTCCAGCATGTCGCCGCACACGACACTCGAATTGTCGAGAATCATGCGCGTTGCTGCGGCGGTGCCTAGCTGCGAATCGCGCATGATCTGCGGCAGTCCGTTGCCCATCAACCCCGACTCGTCTTCCTCGAAGATGAACACGTGGTACGACGGCAGCGGGTTGTCTTCACCGAGCATCTGCCACGGGTTGAGATTCGCACGAATCACTGTGTCGTCAATGCACCACACGATTGCTTGGTGCATGTCGGCGAGCTTG